ATTATTTCATCAAACTGTGTATCTAATACTGTTTGTTGAATTAGCATTTCCACTTCGTGATTGAAGTTAGTAAAGTAATTTTCTGCAATTTGTAAAACGTTTCTAACGTTGTACTCTTTGCCGTGAATACTACTTGTGTGTCGTAACGATACTTGTTGTTGTACGTTACGTTGTGATAGTGCCATGCGTAAAGTGTTTTGGCATACAACCCTAATAGGTGTCATAGTTAGTTTTAAACTATAACGTCCCGTGTGGTTGTTGCTTAACAACATGTACGGCATAATTTCGTCGCTGTCGGTAAGGTTACCAAACAAGCTTTCCATATTAACTAATATAAATACATCAGTACCGTCATTAAGACTTCCCGCTGTTTCATACTTAGCGTCATCACTATCAACAATATTATCCAAGAAAGCAAAAGCTTCATGGTTTTGTACCGGTGTATATCTGTTACCAACAACTCCTAGTACCTTATTGTCTGTATCGCGTGTGATACTGTAATAGTTTGGAACTTTAAGAGAATAATTAAATTCATCATCAAAGGTTAGTAAATCACGCTTACTAACTGTCCAATCTAATCCTGCTGTAGTAATAGCTTCCTTAGCTGTTAGTACATCAGGCGTTACTGTGCCTAGCTTGTGCCAAGGAGTTTCCTTAGCGCTAAACATTGTTTCTACATTGTGCATATAAATGCACCTCTCTTTCTTTTTAGTTTGTTTTTTACTGTGATAAAGCAAAAGCGCCTTACCTTAGTAGCTACCGAATATGGATTTGTGTAAGCAAACTAACAAGGTAAATTGTTAGAAACGATAGCTACTAAGCTAGGCGCTTAATTCCTAGCTTACCTGTTGGGCGTTTTAGTTGTCTGTCATACTATTTGTCTTTCCAAACAGCAGGCACATCAATTTTATATTGCTTTGCCCATTGTTCCATTGTCGTTGGTTTTGGTTTGTTCTTTTTGGCTATATAGTTATCTAAGCTTTCGCCAACCAAGCCAACAACACCAAACAATATACATACTTTTAAAATCCAAGTAGTTAAAACAAGTTCGTCGTAACTCATTTTATACCACCTGTCTTTCGTGAAGCATTTAATCTGCCGTTATCAGTTGGGCGTACTAAGCCCATGTAACGCGATTTCTTGCTACTTTTATAGGCACGTCTTTGTTGCCTATTCATTTGTTCCCACGTTAAACTATCAGACTTCATTACTGAACGTCTTGTCATTTGTTGTGGTTTTGCATTTAGTCTGTCTTTCTTACCGGACATACTGTTTACCTCCTTTTAGATAAATTGGTTTAACAACCCTACGCGCCTCTACATAAATTAGTACGTATACTACAGGGAAAAAATATGTAAAAGCGCGCTAGCTTGTTACTCCTGTTCCTGTGTAGGAACAACTACCCTTAAAGTTTTTGGGGTGTAGTCTAAAGAACTTTTAACTATTGTTACTTGATAATAAAATTCTTTTAACTGAGCTTCTGTTAATTTTTTATTTAGTAATTTATTTTCTTTGTTTACCCAATTCTGTAAATCCTCGTGTGGATTATTACAAGTTATTTCAACAAAGCCATTACCCTCGTCAATTTTTTCAACTGACAAGTTGTGGTAAGGGTGTACAGCTTCCCTAGCCCTACTCTTTTTGTCTACTATATAATAAATTGATACAGCGTCTTTAGTTACAGTTACCATGTTGGCAACTCCTTTCTTTTAGTTTGTTTCACGTGTTACCTAAGTAACTATCAGCACACCTTATGAGATGTGCTGTTAGTTATTTATCTAACTGTATGCTATAAAGTTCAGCAAGTATTTCATCATGCTCACGCAGTTTTTGTATCTGCGCCTTTATTTCAGCATTCTTTTTTTGTTGTTGCCTATAGACACTTGGTCTTGGCATAGTGTACCTCCTTTTAGTACTACAACGCTTACCCTAAGGATAAGCGCTAACTACTAAATAGTTTGTAGTTGCTTTTGTCTTTCAAGCAACATTTCATAATCAAACACGTTAAAGAATTTAACTTCAACAACTTTCTTACCGTCATTGTTTTCAACTTCTTTACAGAATTTAAGTGTAGCTAATTTCTTAGTACCTTTAAATGTTGCAGGCTTAATGCCTAGCTTTTGGCATTGGTTAAATGTAGCTACCCTATGAGTGCTATTTAAACCTAATCCCGCTAGCAATTCAGCGTTACCACCTGTATATTCATTTCCTGTTAATGCGTTAATCATTTTTTGTTTCCTACTTTCTTTTAGTTGATTTTTACTTTGGTATAAATACCATAAGGCGTACCGGTTAAGATACGCCCTAGCTATTTATGGACGAAATATAAGTCCACAGATTGTGTCGTCAAAGTTGTTTTCAAACTTACCGTCATAATCTACTAAGTCAATATCAACAAAGTTATATGCAACAGGCACGCTGTTGGCTCTTACATCAACTTGCGCTCTGTGTGAATATAGTTTGTCGTCGTCTTGTGCATAAAGATATATGCTTTTATGTATTTCTACATTTTTAACATTGTTTGTTAAATAGATATTCATATTTCTTTCAGCAACAGGTTTCTTACTACCGTCCTCGTTGTGCATTGTATAATCAACACGCACATTCCAAGTTTCTTTAGCACCTTTATATTCAAAGTCTGTTGCTAAATCGTAAGCATAACGAAAGTTGCTAGTATCAACTTCCTTACCTTTTTCCCCTGTCCAATTTTCAATTGCTTTTAATGTTTTTGTATAAAATGATTTTTTCACTTTACCCTACTTTCTTTTTAGTTTTTACTTTTACTTTATGGTGCAAGCACCAATCAGCACACCGTGTGAGATGTGCTGTTTGCTACTAGCTAAGGTTAGAATTAGTAACTGTACCGTTAGTCCAAGTTACTGTACCGCATTTTTCAATGTCGTTACTACTACCCTCATTGTCATGGCGCTTTACTATTTGAATATCAAATGTAGTTTCGCCGTCTTGGTTTAGCAAAGTGTTGTTGCAACCGTGTGGGCAATTTTTTTCGCCGTGGAAAGTTATGAAGTCAACAATGTTTCCAATGTTAGCATTACGCATACTTCCCATTTCTTGTTCTGCGTCTATTGTTGTAAAGTCCCAACACTCGCCAACGCTTTCTGTGTTTCTTAGCATTACATAAGTTTGTGTAACCATTTTTAGTTTCCTACTTTCTTTTTAGTTTTTTTTTTGGTTGGTTAAAACCATAAGCGCCACCCGTTAAGATGACGCCAAGCTTCTAACCGTTATAGGTAGAATATTGTTCGTGGTTATAATCTTTACAAAGCATGCCCTCACTTAATGAGTAAGCGCAACACTGTGGTAAACAACAACCGTCCTTGTTATTGTTTTCACAATCTTGTGCTGTAAAAATAATGCCACCGTAACCTGAAAACCTCATATAGTTATAAATTCTTAATGGGTTTATTTGTTGAACAGGACCATACCAACTTTCATCTTTAGCAAAGTCGTCGCCCATTTCTTTTATAGCAACTAAGTCAAAATGGTAAACAGCTTCACCCAATCTGTTAAAGCCGTTTTCGCTTTCGCAGTAGTGGTCTGTAAATTTATTTTCAATATTGTTTAATTCGTTAATAGCTTGTTGTGCAGTTATCATTGTGATAACTCCTTTCTTTAATTTTTTGTTTGTACTTTCTTTTAGTTAGGAACGCTTGATGTTCCATAAGGCGCTACATGTATTAGCGCCCTAGCAAAATCAAACTGAGTTAAGAACTTGTGAAGTGTTTTGTGTAAGCGTTACAACCGTAACCGCCAACAAGAATTACTGTTTGCTTACTAACAACAAGTAGTACATATTTAAAGTGTATGTACAACGCACTTGTAGTAACACGCTGTGTTTAAATAATGGTTGCTTAGGGCTTAACAAAAGCAACTGCTACAAACCACTCTGTTGATTGAACAACGCCGTGCTACAACAAGTTAATAAGTTTTAGTTGATATCCCCTTAGCACACAAAGTGAGTTGGCTTAAAAGTTACAAGCTAGTAGAAAACGTAGCTTAAAAATAACAAAGCAGAATAAGTGCGCCGGTACGGCATGAGTGATAGGTAGCTAACCTACGGCTTTTAGGACAAGTTGGACTTTTGACAGCTAACCACTTTTTTTAGGGCTTAACGGGTGCGACCGTAAAGTTTTTAACCTTTACCAATTTTGCGGGATTTACCTCCTATTTGCTTACAACTGAAATGTAACAGGTTGTGGCATTATTGCAACAGATAATTACAGGGGTAAAACATAAAACCTTATATATAAATACTATTGCTTGTTAAAGTCCGTTACTATGGGATATTAGGAGAGTAAAAAATGGCAAAAACACCGGAAAAAAAATCTTTAAAAAATGAAAGAAATATTGAAAAAAATGACGGTAAAACAGGCAAGCCAACCGAAAATAAGGCAAGGGACTTACGCGTTAAATATAAGTTTATGCAAGAGGACGTGTGGAAAAGCTTAACCAAGCTATATCCGTTGGCATGTACATTGAGGACGCTTGTATTTTTGCCGGTATAAGTAGTAGGCAATTTAGGCGGTGGCGTGAATTAGCCCAACAAGGTGTAGAGCCATACACAACTAGGTGGAAAGAAATAAACCAAAGTGAAGCACAAGGTGTACTAAGGCATTTACTTAATATACAAACTGCGGGTAACAATGGTAATTGGCAAGCTAGTGCGTGGATATTAGAACGTAAGTACCCTAATAAGTTTGGTAAGCGTGAACACATTAAAGTTACAGGAGATGACAACGACTATGATGTTGTGCTACATTGGGCAGACGGTAATGAATTTACCGACGCGGAAGTGTCCGATATGTCCGCTATAAAAAAAGAACAGGATTAACAAATATGGCTAACAGCTTTGATGAAAACATTAATGATATTTATATAGATATTGTTAAAGCAAACTTTCCTAATGAAGTTAGCCAAGATTTTGGTAATGACGATAGTCCATTAATACACGAACTACCCAATATGTTTGATAGTGGGTTTGTAGTGCTTCCTTTCCCTATGGAAGTGTTAGAGTTTTGGCGAACACTACTTGGCTTTGATGATGACGGGTTTATAAGTGGAAACGACATTTAACAATACAGGCACAAACAAATATAAAGTAAAGCTACCAACATTACATAGTGGGCAACTAGCAGTAGCTAAAAGTAGCAAGCGTTTCAAAGTATTAGTAGCCGGTAGGCGTTGGGGTAAAACTAGATTAGGTGTATGGCTATGTATTGCAAAAGCAACACAAGGTAAACGCGCTTGGTGGGTTGCACCAACTTACGCTATGGCTTTAGAGGGTTGGAAAGAATTACGTACACTTGGCGTAGAATACGGCTTTACAGTTAACGAAAGCCAAAAAACTTTATATACAACTACAGGTGGAAGCGTAACTGTACGTTCTGCTGATAACCCTGATAGGTTAAGAGGTGCAGGTTTAGACTTTATAGTTTTAGATGAGTGCGCTTTTATAAAAGAAAATGTATGGCGTGAAGTACTGCGTCCAACATTAACAGAACGCAAGGGTGGTGCATTATTCATTTCAACACCACGTGGCTTTAATTGGTTTCAAAGATTGTATGACGATAGTGTAAAGCATGATGATTGGGAACGGTGGCAACTACCAACAAGCACTAACCCGTATGTTCCATTAGATGAACTTGCTATAGCTAAACAAGAAATAGGAAGTTATTTATTTAGCCAAGAGTACGAAGCAAAGTTTGTAGAAGCTAAAGGTGGTTTATTCCATAGAGATTGGTTTAAGTACTACGAAAGTTCTACGGAATTATACACTGACGATAACAATAATGAAAATAGTAGGGTTACGTACAGCACAGGGCAATATTCCGTTTCCGACGATACACTCCGGATTGTTATAGCTGTGGACTTGGCTACTAGCACTAAGGAAAGCGCCGACTATACGGTCGCCGTAGTCCTCGGATTATCGAAAGAAAATGATGTTTTTGTGCTTGATGTAGTGAGAAGTAGGTTAGAAGCACCGCAGGTACTAAAAATGTTACAAACCATTTATGACAGGTGGCAACCGGAAGTGGTTGGTATTGAACGTGCAGGTTACCAACTTGCTTTTATACAAATGGCAAGGGCGCAAACTAATTTACCCATAAGGGAATTAAAAGCAGACAAGGATAAAGTTAGTAGGGCATTACCGCTTACAGCTAAAATGGAAGACGGACAGGTTTACTTTCCTAGAAATTCAGTATGGTATAGCGAACTAGAAAAAGAACTGCTACAATTTCCCGCAGGAGAGTATGATGACCAAGTGGACGCGTTATCTTATGCTATTCTATTAGTAGCAAAACGAAAAGAATTTAGGGCGTATTGATGAACACAGTAGGAATTGGCTTTAGGTGGTTTGTTCCTTTGGATAGGATAGTGTTCAGCAAACCGCTTGAAGCCTAAAGGAGAATAAATTGGCAGAACAACGTAGAACGTTTAGGGACTTATTTAATAGAAGCCCACAAGAAAAACGGTACAACTTTTTTAATGAGCAAGATAGCTTATACAATAATGTTAACTTCTTACAAGGTTGGAATACAAGTGCAGGTGCTTTTGATATATCTAGTATGGGTAATGGCGCTTCCAACTCTGCGGTAACTGCATGCTTACAAGTACTTGGCGTTTCTTTTAGTGAAGCTACTTTAATTGTTAAAGCTGTAGACGCAGACTATGTAGAAAATACAATTACTAACCACCCACTTTCAATACTTATGCGTAGACCTAATCCTTTTATGTCCGGCGATATTGTACAACAATACATAATGACAGCGTTACATGTATCGGGCGACGCTTACTTACTTAAACAACGTAACAACGCTAACCAACTTGTAGCACTATATCCACTAATGCCTGAAAGTGTAGAAGCTAAAGGTAATGATGAAACACTTATAACTAAGTATGAATATAACAAAGGCAACCTAAACCAAAAAATAACAATTATGCCTGAGGACATTGTACACATTAGGTTAGGGCTAGATAGTACTAACCACCGCAAAGGATTTGCACCACTTAAAACAGTTTTAAGAGAAATATACGGGGACGAAAGCGCAGGGCAAATGGCTACAGCTTTAGTTGCTAATAGTGGTGTTCCAAATGTTTTAATAACCCCTAAAGATGAGTTCGGACCAAGCCCTGAGGAAGCAGAACAAATAGCTAGAACATATAAACAAAAAACAGGTGGTAAGAATAGAGGTATGCCATTAGTACTTAGTGGTGCTATGAATGTAGAGAAGCTTGCTTTTAGCCCTAAAGAATTAGACATTGGGCAGTTAAGGCGCATACCTGAGGAAAGAATATCTGCTGTACTTGGTGTCCCCGCTATCCTTGCAGGACTTGGCGCAGGTTTAGAACGTGCAACTTATAGTAATGCAAAAGAGTTAAGAGAATTTTTTACAGAAAATAAATTAATACCATTATGGAAACAAATAGGCGAGGAACTTACACAACAAATATTGTTAGTAGATTATACAGATAACGTAAACGAATATGCTTGCTATGACTTTGCAGATGTAAGGGCTTTACAACAAGATACTGATGAATTGTATAACAGGCTTAATGTTGGTGTACAAGGTGGTTGGATTACTGTTGCAGAAGCAAGGGAAGCTGTTGGCTTGCCTACTGATGATACTCAAAATGTTTATCTTATTGCTAATAGCCAAATGGTTGTACCCGCAGAAAATATGCAAGATGTAGATAATAATGTAGAAGCGGAAACAGATATAAACATAGAAGCAGAACTAGAAGCACAAGATGATGAAAAGTTTTATACAATAGAGCAAGAATTAGACGGGGAGTATTCTGTTGTAGATTTTAAAGGTGGTATCTATGGTACTTACCCAACTAAAACACTAGCTGAAGCAAGGCTTATACAAGTAGAAAGACTTGGGGAAACTAAAGCGTACGAGGAGGAATAGTTAGTGGCTAAGTATGACGACTTAGATTTTACAATTCCTAAGGGTGCTAAAGAGGAAGCTAAACGTGGTTTAGCATGGCGCAAGGAAAACGGTAGAGGTGGTACAAGCGTAGGACTTAATAGCGCTAGATATATATTAAACAACACAACAGCAGGTGCAGAAAAAGTTAGACACATAGCTAAATACTTTCCACGCCATGAAGTAGATAAACGTGCTGAGGGTTGGCGACAAGGCGAAAAAGGT